AAGGATTAGAAGTATGTTCTTTCTGTGGCCACTACCTTGAAGTGGATAGTGAAACAGGAGAAGCTGATGAAGAAGATAGCTGGGATTGATTATTCATTAACTTCCCCAGCAATATGTGTATATAAGGATGAACATGGTGGACATTTTGACTTTGATAGGTGTGTGTTTCATTATCTATCTAATAGTGAAAAACAACAACAACTTGCCGCCGGGACTGGGTTAGGAAACTTAAAAGCCGAACCCTATCCTGAGTGGCAGTCGGCAGAAGAACGACATGAAAAACTCGCAACTTGGGCTTATAACATTGTTCAAGGTTGTCAGGAAGTGTTTCTTGAGGGGTATGCTTATGGAGTGACTTCCAATAGAGCACCGATATATGAAAATACTGCCATACTAAAACACAAAATGTGGAAAAATAAAGTTTCAGTAAATACCTATCCCCCCACAGTTATCAAGAAGTTTGCTACGGGTAAAGGTAATGCAAATAAGGAGTTAATGTATGATGCTTTCGTTGATGAACTATTGACACCTACAGATCTTAAAGAACAATTAACTCCTAGAACAAAAAAAGTAATAAGTCCAATTAGTGATATTGTTGATTCATATTTCATAGCAAAGGCCGGAGTAGAAGGTGTTTTATGACCGATAAAGAACGTAAAAGAATTGCCAATCGGAAATACTATGAGAAGAATAAAGATCGTCTTGCTGAGAAATGGAAACATGATGACAAACGAAAAGAATATCTAAAAGAATACTATAAACAAAATAAAGAGTCTATTCTAAAACGTGCAAAAGAATGGAATGAACGAAATAAAGAAGCAAGAAAATTAATTATTGAACGAGATAAAAGAAATAAATTGAAATCTTTTTGGGAAGTTCAACCTACCAAATAGAAATAGTAACTATGAGAAGTGATTTTTGTATTATTGGAGGAGGAGTATCAGGTTTAATGACCGCTCTTCTATTGGAAAGATATCTTCCTACCAAAAAAATTGTCTTAATATATTCTCCCAAACAAAAAGAAATTGGTGTAGGGGAAAGCACAAATGAAACTTGGTATCAATTTTGTGAAGCTGCCCAAATAGAACCCGCTGATTTTTTTCTTCATTGTGATGCTACACCAAAAATATGTATTAAACAAAAAAATTGGTTACGAGATAATCATGAGTGGCCACATTTTTTGTCCACTACAAATGATATACTGACAGATCCGATTAGTCAAATAAAGAACAAATCCCTTGCTTCACTTGCACCTCTCAACGAACCATGTCATTATTATAGTAAAAGATTATTATATAATATAGATCCTGATTCTGAATCCAATGTTTTTGAAAAATTTGGATTTACTTCTCAATATACTACAGAACTTGAATTCCCCACAATCAATGATCAAAAAATTACATCTCAGGCAAATCAATTTGCTATTTTAGGACAAACATTTTCTGTCAATTTTGATAATTTTAAAGCGATAGATTTTTTTCGATTAGTATGTAAAGATCGTGGAATTGAAATAATTGAAGATACAATAACCAACTGTGAGAAAGATCCAAACACAGGATATATTTCAAAGGTGGTGGGTGAAAAACATACATACATTTCAACGTTTTATTTTGATTGTACTGGCTTTAAAGCTTTATTATTGGGGGAAACTCTTGGTTCAAAACCTACTAGTCTGGCTGATGATTTTTTAGTGAATAGATATACTGCTTTTCCTACTCCACTTGTTAATCCGCCTGATCCCGCAATTTGGGTAGAGACTACAGGAAAAGATGACTGTTGGATTTGGAAAGTAGAAACCTCACAAAGAGGGGGTAATGGAGTATTATATTCGGCAGACTTCATGACAGATGAAAAGTTAGAAGGATATATTAAAGAAATCGGTGGTGATCTCAATAACTTAGTAGCTCATGGAGCAAAATTCTCTCCTATGTATAGAGAGAAAATTTTCTATAAAAATGTTTTGGGGGTAGGAATTCCAGCTACCTTTTTTGAACCTCTACAAGCTACCACTTTCGGTTTTGTCTTAAGACAACTTCTACTATTTGTTCATGTATATAATGCTTGGAAAAATGAACCAGAAGCAACAGCAAATTATTATAATGAAATTCAATTACATAATATTAAAAACATATATTATTATTTAAGAACACAATATATCACTCAAAAAAATACACCATTTTGGAAAACACAAAGAGAAGAAGCTAAATATTCTTTCGACTTACAAGAAAAATTAAAAGTGTGGAGACATCGGCCACCGCTTTACTCTTCTGAAATTAATGGAAGTTATGGTGATATCAACAATGCTCTACAATTTTTTAGGCCTGGGAATTTTTATCAATTATTGTGTGGTATGGAAATGATAGACCACAGATCTATGTTAAATTATGATGATGAATTGTTTACCTTTTTTGCTAATTATCACAAACATTCAGAACTTGAAATACGAGAAAGACTACAAATGTTTATTTCTCAAGGTAGTTATGATAACAAAACTTATCCCACACACATATACAATGATGGAATAATAACTATAATGAAAAATCTAGAAGAATATGAAACAAATTATCTCGCAAAGGTAAGCCCTCACTCTTCTGGATGGGATCATTACGTTTATATAGAAGATAAAACTGCATTTTTCTTACCAATAGAAATGTTGTTTTTACCACACGAACTAACACATAGATATTATAGTGATCCTAAAAATCTTCCAAGTATAGGAGAAACACATTTCTCTTTTAAGGGATCACGAAATCAAGAATATGTTAAAGCAGTTGAACCTCGACAAGATGGACAAGTACCATTTATGCCTGAACCTGAAAAATTAAAACAAACATTAGAATGAATACCATACTTGGAATTAATACATCACACAACTCATCCATTTGTTTGCTGACACCAGAGAAAAATTTATTTTATTTTGAAGAGGAAAGGTATAATAGAGAAAAGTATTATACTCCTGGTCAAGGTAGTGGGCCGTCAAATACTTTTTTTAAAGTTAAAGAAGGTGACAGTAAAGATTTTTATAGATGTATAAGTAAACATATCATTGAAGCTGAAAACTTTCCTAATGAAGTTATAGTTACTTCTCATGATAGAAGGAACGATACTTTTTTTAATCCTAATCCCTTTACAGATGAACAAATAAACGATATACTGAAAGATCAATTAAAAGACTATCCGGCCACATGGTACTTTTTCCCTTCAGAACACCATATCTATCATGCAGTATGTGGTTTTCATTTTTCCCCTTTTGATGAAGCTATATGTGTAGTAATGGATGGTGGAGGTGGGCAAGAAGTTCCCATGTATCAAGAGGTAGAAAGTATTTATTTATTTGACAAACAAAGTTATGAAAAGAAATATTCACACTCTTCTAATTTTAGATTTGCGAAACATACTAATGGTAAATGGCCGAAAAAACATTATATACAAGATAATGTAGAATATTTCTTGTCAAGTGATCCCTCAAGTGGACAAAGATTTTCAACTTTATGTGAGGAATTAGACTTTAAATTTGCAGGACATGATGCAGGAAAATTAATGGGATTAGCAGCTTATGGTAAATCTGATCGTGATCCAGAAGGTCTTGCAATGAAATTACAATTAGAAACTAAAGAAAGTACTATAGGTTTATTAGAGAAAGCATTTTCTTATTCACCTATAAAAAATGTAGTCTTATCAGGAGGTTATGCTTTAAATTGTGTTAATAATTATGAATACGTAAAGGCATTTCCTGAACATAATTTTTTTGTTGATCCTGTACCACATGATGGGGGTACGGCTATAGGAGCAACATTGTGGTTAGATAGATATGGTACTCAAAGATAAACAAGATGCAGTAGATAAACTGTGTGATGGAAACATCGTAGCAATATTTCAAAATTTCTCTGAATGGGGGCCGAGAGCATTGGGTAATAGATCAATGCTTTTTGATCCACGTATACCAAATGGGAAAGATATTGTAAATAAGATTAAAAGAAGGGAATGGTATAGACCCCTTTCAGGCACCATCTTGTTAGAACATGCAAATGATTACTTTGAAATGTTGACTATAAAAGAGTCACCCTATATGTCATTCGCAATTAAAGCAAAACAAAAAGCTATAGAAACTGTACCAAGTATTGTCCATGAAGATGGCACAAGTAGAATACAGACTGTCACTAAAGAGCAAAATAAAAATTATTATGAATTGATAGAAGCATTTTATGAACGTACTGATGTACCCATGCTCCTCAATACTTCTTTTAATTTAGCAGGAGATCCCTTAGTAGAAACACTTGGAGATGCCCTACAAACAATAAATAGTAGTGAGATCAAATATTTGTATTTACCTCATGGAGAAGAAGTAGAATACAAATATACAGAATGTTCAGAATGTGGTCACATAGAGTTGACATGAATGTAAAAAAGTTTAAAGAACTTATTGAAAAAACAGAATTTGTCGGATGTACTGATGATTACCTTATCCACAAATTTATAGATGGTGGAAACTATTTAATTATAGATACCTATGGAGACTTTCTAATCTTAGAGAGAGATAAAATAGAAAGTGTATTTTCAACTATTTGGGATGACCTTTACGGCCCAACAACGGGGGAAGTACCACACATACTTAATTAAGGAGGGATAATTGGGGTGGAAACATGAATACACATGGGAAACATTGTTTCATTTCATTTGTGGAGAATGTAAGAATTGGTGGAGCTATGCTGGAATTATTGAGAAAAAAGAAGATGGTAGATCAACATCAATGACTTGTCCACATTGTGGATATAAAACTGACATTAAAATGAAAGAGGGGTTTAAACATAATGGCTAAAAAAGCGAGAGGGTGGAGTAGTTTTGAATTTAGAGAGAAGAGCTATAAGAAAAGAACAAGTATAGGAAAATCGAAATTTTCTAGACCAAAGAATAAACACAAGAAAAAAGGTTGGAAAAAATATCGTGGGCAGGGGAAGTAAAAGAAAAAAAAGAGAACAATTTGAAAAGATTACAGAAGTTATGATAGATGGTAAAATTGTTCAATTATGCACTACCCTTACTTACAAAACTAAAGATGGATATACGGGATGTTTAGTACAGATAAGAACCAAGAAGTAATAATTTTAAATTTAGTTTGTCTTAATTTAATTCAAATAATATTGTGTGTTACTATATTTCTCTTAAT